ACGAACAGCCCACCAATCATCACGTTGCTCACGCCAGTCACGGCTTTCTTTTGTGTCGCCCTCAAGTAAATGGCGTGGCCAGTTGAATACCTTGGATACCATATCTTTTAGAGGATCGGCAAAACTTACTTTCTGAAAGTTATGATTGCCCACGAGAATATCCGCAACGGTTCCTTTGCCACCACCTATCAAACCACAAACGCCAATAATTTTCATGTTTTTACTTTAACAAAAAATAAAAGTATTGTCAAATTATCCAATAACAAACCACATTGGAGTTTCACCAGCAACATAATTTGTTAGTTCAAGTTCAAGCGCATCTATTTTAGCTTGACCACGTGTAAGCAAATCAGTGCCATTTAATGAACTACCGCCTTGTGGACCAGGCAGTGTACTAAATTTTGAACGTGCTTCACCCAACATCATCATGCAGCGAGCAAGAGTATATTCACGCAACCAAGGATTGCTATAGATATCCGTTAACAATGTAACATCAGGCTTATAATTTTCTGTCCATAGCAATATTGTTTCATTATCAGCACGAGGGCGGCGCATAATAGTCAATTCTTTGGTAGTTTTATTAAAGGTATAATTTAAAAATCCACCAAACATCTTTGCTGCTTCTTTAAGAAAAGAACTATACAAATAGTAGGTTGATAAACCGCCCACTCGCCCACTTTGAATCATGTAGAAGTTTACAAAACCTGCTTCAAATGGTTCATATTGTGAACTTGTACCGCTATTTGCACCAATATTTCTTTTGAAACAATTTCTTACTGAAATTACTTCATTTGGTAGCGTGTATGTATTAGTATCCATTATTAGATTTAAAAAAGAATAACTTTCTTCTACTGAGTTGCTGCTACGCTGACGATAGCGTATAAGTGCTTGACTTAATGCAGTTTCATAATGAACTGGGTCAAGTTCAACATCAACGATGCCATCACCAAGGCTGTAACGCACATAATCAAATACAGTTGTTTTAAGTTCTTGTAGAGTTGCCATAAGAATATTTATGACTAGTACCTATCCCAATCACGTCTATGGCTTGTAAGTTCATCGCCCCATCGTAACCAAAAATAAATTTCATCTTCTGGTGTAAAATTTGCTTCAATAATTACAGAATAACCAATGTATCCGTCAGGACCATTAATACCTGTTTTGAAAGATGGAGTTTGCAGTGCATGTTCCATTACCCATGCGCCAGCCTCGCTTTGTTGCCACATGATAATAGGACCAGCAGCATAGAGTTGGGCATCCTCTACATCACCCATACGGAAACGATGAACTATCATACTGTTATTTAATCTACTTCAAATGCCATAAGATAGTAAGTTAAATCTTCTGGTTCAAATTGGGCAGTGACGGCTACACGGCATTCAAGTGATGCAATATCAAAATGGGCATGGAAAGTTATGCTGTCTTTAATGGCGTTCTCCCATACCCATTTATAATTTGTACTACATTCATGCCATAATATATTGGCTTCACCTTTGGCGGCTTCTATTATATACTTTGTGGATTTACCAATATGACCTTCTCTTAAAGAAGTGCGGAAGACTGTAATAGGTTTAGAAGGGCATATCTTCATCTTCTTTACCTTCATACCAATCTGGACCTGGGTCTTTACCATCTACAACTGCTTTTGTCATGCGATCCATCTTACGCTGGTCTACTATTTTTTTCTCACGATCAGCAACGGTCTTGTCCTTGAAGCCAAGTATATTCATATACTCACGATGCTTCATCCAACCATGCATAAAATGGATGCAATCTTCTGCGCTACCACTGTATATTGTTACATTGCGAGAATAAACTGGTAAGATTGTGCCATCATCGTCTGGAATTGTAAGAGAAAAATCTGAACCGCCATTCTGTTCATACGCATAAGAATTGAACGCACCACGATTTGGTTTAATTTCAAAACCAAGTTTGGTAGCAAGACCTGTTAGGTCATTGATAATACGAAAGTGATTATAGTTTGTCATGCTTCATATCCTATGATAAGTTTCACTAATTCTTCTTCATTTAGGTAAAAATTTGCTCGCCCATGTGTTTCACGCTGATAAAGAATCGTAGGTGGTGGCAAAGATTCATACAAAGAAGATTCATATAAATTTGAACTAAAATTTTCAAAGTTTTTGACAATATGATAATATAATTTGCCAATTTCCCTATAACTGCGAACAGTGATACGATGGGTATAATGCTGACACATTTTATTGCGTCCATCCATTTTTACCCAACGAGTGTGAGCATCCAAGTATCCGCCGTCATATTTCATATTGCCTCACAGGAGACCAAGTTCTTCTGGTAAATCTTTTTCAGATATAATATAATCAGAAAATTGCAACGCAAAAAGCATTGCTTTCTCATCATCAAGAATTCTGATAATTGTTCGCCATTTATCAAAACCATTAATGTCTTGATATAATTTATCGGTATATCCCCACACTTCGCCAATGATCGACACCTCTGCAATTTCATGATACATGTCACCAGATGAGGATTCCGTTATTTTTTCGCCAAGTTGCTGTTCTAATAAAGGAAAGAAAATTTTCTTATTTTTTTGAATTTTATTATGATCCAAAAAAATTTTATTTTTAGAATCACTCAGCATGTTACAATGGTTGAAATACTGCGCAGATGTCATTTTCATAGAATTTCCCTTCATTTGATTGATTTAAGAATTACTGTATCACCGTTTAGCCGTCCTGTCAAGGCAATTTCTGTAGCACGAATACCATCCATGAACTTACGAAGTTGGATTTTACCTGCACCCATAAATGCCTTCATCTGCTCTTGTGGCTTGCGCAGCGTTTTTGCTACGCTCAACTTTTCATCAAAGCCAAGAATAGTGCTGCCCTTGATACCTAATACGCCACTGCTGACAGCAGCAACATACTTGCCAATCTTGCGGGTCTTGGTGTTGTATACCCACAATTCAGTAGCACCAATGATATCGGTTGGATTGACAGATACAAGATTGAGTTCCGCAAACTCTCGCATATACTTGACATTCTTAACAACCTTTTCTTTGCTAAGTGGACGAGCCTTACGAACCTTACGCACAGCCGCCTTGACTACGCCGTAGGTCGTGAGGGCATCAAAGAGAGCCTTATACCATGCATCATAACGCTTGAACACTGGCTTAGTCATCCAAGCGTAGGCTTCACGTAGCGCAGCATCACCTTTCTTATCTTGACCTTCAAGCAATTCTGCATACTGTTCTGCATACTTTTCACGGATACGAGCAACAAATGCCTGTGGCATATTTTGTTCACGGAAGTAAGCCATGAAATCAGGCGTTTCCGTTGAACCTTCTATCAGGGCATCAAACATAACTTCCAAGTCACCAATAGTATCAGCTAACTTATCACGCAAATGATCTTGTACATTACGTTTAGCAACAGGTTTCTCAACAACTTGCTTCTTTTCAGCAAGACGTGCATTGCCGTATGCTAGCAATTCTGCAATCTTGTTTGTGATAAATTCAGCATCAACAGCCATTGGGCAACCGCGCAGTATCATCTTCGAGACACTGCCAATGGTGATACCAACACGGCTATCTTCACATTCTGCAAATGCGGCAATTTCAGGCTTGCCCCATTTCAAATACTGCTGACCAAACTCTACAACATACTTGCGCATATCAGCGGCGCTCATGTAGTAGTTGTAGAAATATAGGGCATGGGTAATCTCCTGACGTAGTTTGTCAGGAGACCATTTCTTAGCATCAGTCCACACTGGTTCTGGACCAGTGAACTTTTCGTCCATAAACTTAGGTTGACGAACAATCGTCTTTTTAGGTTTAGTCTTTAACATGAGTGCGGACTTAGCCATTACTTACTTCTCCAAATTGCGGTCGTAGAAACCATAGTGTTGCGACACATAGCGATCATACTTGTCATCAATATGACCGTTATCAAACCGTTCCCATGAATGGTCATTAAAGTAGTCATACCCGTAATCATAGGTTGTGTCAACATATTTCTGCGAGGGTGCTGTTTCCATAGCCTCTACCAACTGCGCAGTAGGCACACCATGGTGCTTGTAACCTTTGGTGCACAAATCATAATATGATGTGCTAGGGGTCATCTCATAGTCTTGATCAGCCATACTATAAACCCAAGCAATATATGCTTCGGTCTCAGTTTGAACTATTACACGCTGACGCAAATAATAAGTTGGGAAACCTTCTAAACGATCAAGCGCAATCATATCGCTGTCGCTAACTTCCCATAACACGCCACTGACAATAGTGCCAGGATTAATCTCAATATCGGCATGGTTACGAAACACAAGACGATAGTCGTTCAAATACGCAACACCTACTAGGGTAGCATCAGGGCAACGCTTTGCCATCTGCTCAGGGTGGGTGTTCATTCCGTATCCGAAATAATAACTGCGATATTCCATAGTAAACTCCTCGTTGTCACGGGCAGACCTTGCCCAAAAGGGGGCATACATTGCCCCATAACTTAAAATACCATGTCTAGGGGATTTGTCAAGCATTATTTTTAATTATATTGTGGTTTAAAAAACCCTTGACAAATAGCGCAAATATGATAAATTAAGAGAATGTGGGCATTAATCTTCCTTTTATTCCTATTAGGGTTCATGTTGGTCTGGAACCTTGCAGAATCAATGTGGGAACTGGAC